GAATATTCACTTCCTCGGGGTCAACAATCTCAATCTCAATGGGCTCCTCATCTTCGGCTAATTGTTCTATCCCCATCGGGGCTTGGTACAGGCCTTTATCTACATTGGTTGCCATATATGTCCTTAGTAATATTCATACTTGCGACGGAAGATGGGCTCATCATCCTGTTCGTCGGAAGCAATCTGGATAAACCCACCTTGGCGAAACCTCATCAAAGCTTGGCTGCTTGAGTCCACCAAGTCATCGTTATCGCCATTTGGAAATGCTGCCATTTCCTCCATGACCTCATCTGCATCACGAGAGCCCGTACACCAGACAATCCCAGAGGCAAATAGGTCTGCAATAGAGTTTACACGGCTAATCTTGTCGTTCCCCTTGCTAGGTGTGTACTCCGACAGGGGCACTCCAATCTTGCGGAGTTCGTAAATAAGAGGAGCCCCGGCGGCTCTCTTCTCAATAATCAGGGTGTCAGGCTCCCATTCTTTGTAGAGTTCAAGGGCAAGCTTCTTCAGTTCAGGGAACTCCATCCTGCGTTTAAACGCATCAAGCAGGATGATGTTGGTCTGGTCTTTACCATTGGTGTCCGGGTAGTCAAAAACTCCCCAAGTGGTACAAGCGGAATAGTCCGCCCGATTGTTCTTCTCAAAGGCTGTGTCCCAAGACTGGATGATGTAATCACACATAGGGAGCTTTTCATTCTCCCAAATCTTCCACTGGTCGCGCTTGATAATCGCACCCTCATTACCTGTGGGGTTCTGTTGGTACTGCGCCTCCCATTTGGCTACGGGAATCTCTGCCTTGATAGCCTCCAGTTCCTTCTTAGACCAGAAGGCAGGCCACAACGGAGTACCTGACGGAAGAATTGCGGGGAACTCAATGACCTCCCAATCGTCCACTCCATCTCCGCCGGACTTCTTCAGAATCTGCCCGGTCAGGTCTCTCTTGGCCCACCGGGTCATAACAATAATAATTGCCCCGTTAGGCTGTAAACGCTGACGAGGCCCGGAGGTGTACCACTCATAGACTTGGTCAAACACCGCAGGATTGTTCTGCTTTGCTTCCTGCTCTGAATGGGGGTCATCAATGATGAGAAGGTCAGCACCCTTACCGGTGACTGCACCACCTACACCGATAGCAAAGTAGTCCCCACCTTTGTCGGTGTTCCACCGACCTGCGGCTTTAGAGTCGCTAGACAGCTTGGTCTGGAAAATCTTCTGGTATGTGTCAGAAGACACCAAGTTGCGTACCTTTCGTCCAAATCCCGTCGATAGTTCTGCGGTGTGAGCAGTCTGGATAACCTTCTTCTCAGGGAACTTACCTAAGAACCAAGACGGTAGAAGGAACGATGCGAACTCTGATTTGGTATGCCGGGGCGGCATATTGATGATGAGTCTCTTCAGTTCTCCTCTGGCAACTCTCTCAAAGGCATCTGCCATGATTTGGTGATGCTTACCAGAGATAAAGATAGGCCACATCTCCTTCACGAAGGGAAGGAAGGACTCCTTGCACCGTTCAACCCTATCCATCTCCAGCAGGGCAGTGATTTTCATCCTCTCCGCAGCAGGAACCTTGTCCACGATACTGAGGTAGTCTTGCACTTCCTTGTGGGTCAGGAGAGTCATAAGCGGGAAATCTCCTGCACTGACCTATCCACAAGTCTTATGGAATGGAACTTGTAAGGCTTCAGGTCTAGGAGACCTTCATCCCGCAGCCGATGAACAATCCGGTGGATGTTGGACTTGGAAGACATACCTACACCCTTTGCTATCACCTCATAGCTAGGCGAAACACCATGTTGTCTGATGTGGCTCTTGATAAAGTCCAGTACCTTCTGTTTGCTCATAGGCAGAGTTTAAACGCTTTTGAGAACGTTCGCAAGTGGTGTAAACATCAATGAGAACGTTCGCATCTTCTTTGCAAAATTTATATATACCCCGTGGGGGTGGGGAGACTGGAAGATGGGGGGGGTGATTGGCTAGGAATCGTTTGAGTGGAATAGAGCGTAATAGGCGTAGGCATGGCACGGCGGCAACGAGGGGTGGTGGGGGGGCGGTGGGGTCGCTGCATCTCCCCCCTGAGGCTGCCCCGTTTACACCACTGTCCCGTTTACACCAATGGCCTGCTGCTGGCTGGCTGGCCTGCCATGCCGGATGTGGTGCTGACCTACACACATAGGACATAGCTATCAGTGCATCCATATACATAGGACATAGCTATTGCTTTAGTAGCTTCAGGTGACCAGCCAGTTCTTTCTTCAGTTGGGCTGCTGTTGGTGCTGGTGCTTCCACTGGTGCTGCTGATGTAAACGCCCCTGCTGCACGGCCTAGTAGTTCAAGGGCTTTTAGACGGGAGCCTTCCTGTTTGGCGTTCCTGCTCAGTGAAATCAGGCTCTGAATGACATAGCGTTTACTTGCCGCCATATCCTCTACCAGTGCCTCCTCTGTCTGACCCCATGCGTCTTGCAGTGCCTTAGCAACCAGCGGATGCTTGCTGAGTTTGTACGCATTGGCACTGACCGTTGCATCGCTGCTCTTGTCATTGGGGTATGCCTTTCGGTATGCGTCTCTACTGGTAGACCCTGCCAGTTTGGCTGCAATGAATGACCTCATGCCATGAGTCATTTCTCTATGTCTTACTAGTGCTACTGGAGACTGGCCCGACTGTTCCGCTTCGCTAGGGGTCACGGGGTTTTCAAAATCAGTGTCCGATGGTTGACCCTCATCCAGCAGCCCCTCAGGCACTGGCTCGTCCATGCCCTCCAAATCCTCTATCGTAAGCTTCGTTCCCATAGTCAACTCCTATTCCTGTACAGATACGCAGTACTGTTTAAACCATCAGATTATAAGTTATCCACAGCCTGTGGATAAAAAAAAGTTATCCACCGCATTCTGTGCATAACTTTTCCAACCAGAGTTGCGAAAACGCGCTGGTGAGGTTTTCAGAGACCCTCCAAGGGCTAGGTAGCCTGACCACCAAAAAAACGCTCTGAGGCCGTTTAAATCGATTTCGGGAGACAAACATTTGCAACCGTAGTTATGCACTTCAGTTGCTTGGCATGACCTGTGCTACGCGTGCGCATCGCGCGATTCCTGTTAGTTCTAGCTGTTTTCCGGTAGAACTTGGTAGACATTGGTAGAGTTAAATAAATCCAACTGTCGTTGCGAAATGCATGGGCTGGTGAAAAAAGGGATGTAAACGCTATTACATTTCGTTTCAGTGCAATATCGCACTACAACCGGAGAATCAAATGCTAGTCTTCAACTACGAATCCAAAAAGGCCTTGAAAGAATCAGTCGGCAAGCCCTTGCGCTATATCGAAACGTCCATGTTCGGTGCTGAGTACCGTGACAACGGCACGTTGACCGGAGCCAACCGCCCCCATATCACCGGACGGGGCCGTGAGTTTTTCGCCAACGTAGTGATGGCTGATGGCCTCATCAAGGCGGTGAAATAACAGTCCAGCCGCTTGCCCCGCTGGCGGGGCTTGCGAGTGCGCTGTTGCACTATTACCGGAGACCATCGATGACCGAATTGATTTGCACTTACACCTTGCGCCGCAATGGCCTTGCATTGTTTACCAGCGAACCCATGCCTGAGTCGCAGGTGTTTGCTGAGTTGGCAAAAACCGTTGACGTTGGCATGGTTGTCGATATTGAGGAATGGGAACCCTATCAAGGCGAGTTTGATGACCTTGAATGGGAGTTGCAGCAAGAGGAACAGGGCAACCGCGCACTGTCCGCTGACCATTACGCTGGCTTTTAAGGGGCGCACCATGACCAAATTTAAGACCTACACCAACGCCATGCTGGCCTACGCGCTGGCTGACTGCTACGACACACTGGAGGCTGGTCAATACAGCGCAGACCATCCCTACGGGCGCAAATTGTGGGCGGAGATAGACGCTATCAGGGACGTACAAATGTCCCGCCGCCGCGCCTGAGAGTCCAGCCGCTTGCCCCGCTTGTCGGGGCTTGCGAGTGGTGCTTTTGCCACATTACCGGAGAGTCAAATGACCCTTGCCAAAATCTACGCCACTCGTGAAGAGTGGTTGGTTGCCGCCGTTGAAGAGTTTCGGGCGGTGTTCGCTGCTCAGGCCGTGCCTATCCCTCAGCGGGTGCGGGTGTCGTGCGGTTTCCCGTCTACCGCCAAGCGTTCCGGTGCTATCGGTGAATGTTGGGCCGACACTGCATCGGCTGACAAGTCGATGGAAATCATGGTCTCGCCCGTGCTGGATGACACCTACCGTGTCGCCGATGTTTTGGTTCACGAACTCTGCCATACCACGGCTGGCGCGATGAATCACGGCGTGGCGTTCCGCAAGGTTGCCGATGCCATGCACCTTATCCCATCTGCACTTAAGGGATACAAGGCCACTAGTGGCGGTGATGCGTTTAAACAGGCTTTTGGGCCAATCATTGACGGCCTTGGTGAGTATCCCCATGCCCAACTGTCGATGTCCACTCGCAAGGTGCAAGCAACCCGAATGCTCAAGGCGGTCTGCCCCGCTTGCGGCTACACCATCCGACTCACCGCCAAGTGGGCGGCGCAGGGTCTTCCAA